CTCAACTTATTTTTGCCAGATATTGTATCATATATGGCATTGAATGTATCCTTTGTTGTGTCGTCAAGTGTCGAAATCATGTAGTCATATGCAATTTTCTCAATGTTGTCCATGACTTCCTTAACGAAGGATCCCTCAAATGAGGAATAATCTGTAGCCAATGCAGGGCCATGCAGTTTTTCAAATAATTGTTCTATGTAAGCAGGCCTTTCATCCACTGGCACTTTCTTTATGAAAATCTTATGTTTAAAAATTTCCTTCTCAATACTTTTGAAGTATGGTCCGGCTATTGTTTTGAAAAGATCAGTTCGGGAATAAATCCCTCTTGGATATTTGTATTCTAAGTAGTGCTCGTCCTTGACGAAACATTTAACCTCCGCGACTTTTGGCACATTCATGAGGACCTCTAGGTCAGTCATGTTGCTGTATATGTTGCGGAGCCTGATTAGCTCATCTTTTCTTGCCCTCGAGTAATTAGTGGATTCAATCCATTCATTAAATGGCAATATGCGTGATAGTGGAGAAAAATTTTTTGACATAAAGTCGGCTACAAAATCCCTAAATTCAAAAAGTGTGTCTGGGTCAGGGTCATGGACCTTCTTCCCAGCTCGTTTTAAAAATCCGACACATGCATTTTCTGGATGCTTTGTGTCTGGTTTGGGTGGAACAAACCCAAATAATGCTATTGGTAAAATTGTTGCATCCGGTGTGCGCGGCTTGAGAGGCACCGGATGTGGGTTGACCTTTACTGTTTTCTTAAATTCCCCTGGGTGGGCCAACCTAACCTCACCGTACCTGTATCCGTACAGTGAGGCAACCAGGGGAATCCTCTCAGCCTCTAAAAATTTCGCCTATCGTTGTCAAGCCTCACCCGACAGTGGTGAGCCTTGGACATTACGATAGATCCTTCGTAAACATTATTTGCTATTTCCCCGTGTTTGTTCGTGTATTTATATGTCATGGGAACGTTTACGGTACTGATGCCGATTGTTGACTGCCTTAATGCTGCTTCTAGGTCGTCATATTTAAAAGAAAAGAATTTGTTGTCATTAAGAAAAAGATTGCAGATCTCAGGGGAGAAGATTATTTCAGTCTTGGATTTAACCCAATCAGTGCTTCTAATATTCTTACCCAGTAGCCAGGCCCAGAACCTATTGTCATGTCGTTTGGTGAGAAACATGTCAAGATTATAAGTTGTTCCTTCAAGTCTAATTGTGTAATTGGTTACTTCAGCTAAAACTAGAGATGATTCGATTTTGATGTCCCTGTTCTTGTGGTTCTCGGATCTGTGGTCTATTTTGGGATCCAATCTGAATATCTTCTTTGGGTCTATTCTCACATCGCAGAAATCTTTCGGGAATGCTTGATTAACTTCTCCGTTCTCATGTGGTCTTGTTTTGAAAAGTCGCGAAATGAAATTTGAATTATAATATTCTTTATGTCTTGCCTCAAATTCTGCGAGGTAATCCACTGCCCTCACATTTTTGAATGTAAAGGCCATGTCCTCTTCTACCTCCTTAAATGCTACTTGGACATACCTTGGTGGATACTTCCGGATGGGATGTGTTCTCCTCTTTCCTGGTGGTGCTATGAGGCACAATCTCGCAACGGACGAATAATCGCCATGTTTAGACTCAGCTGAAGGGTCGATCAATGGTCTGTTAATTATGTAATGGTAATCATGTTTAATTGGGTTGTAAGTATAAGGCAATGTTATGTATCCCTTGCGTTTAAACCCGTGATCTGTTGTTATCTGGTCTTCAGTAAGTCCAAATTCCTTTCTTTGTCTCTTCAAAGATAATACTCTGTCTGCCTGGTATGCGTGTGAAAATTTGTTGCCTTGTGTGGTATAGGGGCAGTCCTCTCTACGGAACTCAGCCACCAATGTCTTGAGAGGACGTTCGGTCGTAGGAGGGGGCACACGTCTGAATATATTGGCAGGTGTAGGTATTGTGTCAGTTGTTTTCTTTCCTAGATTTATGTGTGTAAAATTATGTGGTGGGACAGAATAATCATTGTGTTCGTTAATGTACCATTGATACTGACGTTTTCCGTCGAAGCTTGTGTTGTTAGTCCACAAATAGTTTTTCCTTGA